ATGAAACTTATTAGAGAATCCATAGAAAATGTAAAATATCTTACCGAAAAAACAGAAGATGGTAAGAAAAAACTTTTCATTGAAGGTACATTTTTAGTTGGCGACCAAGTCAACAAAAACAATCGTATGTATAAAATGAACACACTTCGTAATGAAGTTGCTCGTTATACAGAAGAATTCATCAACACCAATCGTGCATTAGGTGAATTAGGTCATCCAGATACACCATCAATTAACCTTGAGCGTGTATCACATAAGATTGTATCTCTCAAAGAAGATGGCAATACCTTCTATGGTAAAGCTCTCATTCTTGGTACACCATATGGCCAAATTGTTGAGAACTTTATCAATAATGACATTCAAGTTGGTGTATCATCTAGAGCTCTTGGTTCTTTACAACAGACTAGAGAGGGTTACAACCTTGTTCAGGATGACTTAAAGTTAGCTACAGCAGCTGACATTGTTGCCGACCCATCGGCGCCAGGTGCGTTTGTTCAAGGTATTATGGAGAACAAAGAATGGATGATGATTGACGGCAAGTTTGTAGAAGCAGATTTTGACCGTGCAAAGAGAACTATTCAGAGAGCTTCCAAGTCACAAATAGAGGAAACTGCTCTTAAATTGTTTGAAAATTACCTCAGAAAACTTTAATTTTATAAATAAGAAATCATAAGGAGATTCCTAATGGCAACATCAAAACTCATGGAAGCCGCAGCTGAGATCCTGTCAGGATCAAAAAGCAAAGCTATAGCTATGCCTGCTGAAAAACTAGCAGCAGAAATTCACGATGCTGGCGGTCCAACACCACAAAATTATAAGAACGATGATGATTCTGCAAAGATTACGCCATCGTCTAAGAGTGCTACTGCACCTACCACTAAGCCTTCTAATGCTTCGCCAGACAAACAAGAAATGCTTGGCGGTGGCAAAAAAGAAATGAAAGAAGAACAAGAGCAGATTGATGAACTTAAAAAGTCCACTCTTGGTTCTTATGTAAAAAAAGCTGCTAAAGACCAAGCAGGCGATGCCTTTGACCATGGTGAAGATGAACATCGCCAGTATGGTGATCCAGGAGAAGATCCAGACCGAGATAAAGATATTGCGGATCGTGAGCGTAGAATGGCAAATCGTGAAAAAGGAATTGGTAGTGCCGTAAAGCGCTTGGCAAAAGAAGATATTGATGCTCTCTTTGCAGATGATTCTACCATTTCTGAAGAATTCAAAACTAAAGCTGCTACAATTTTTGAAGCTCGTGTTTTTGACCGAGTTAATCAAATTGAAGAAGAAATTGAGGCAAAATATGCCGATATGCTCTCTGAAGCAGTTGACCAAATTAAATCTGACCTGACCACCAAAGTAGATGACTACCTCAACTATGTTGTTGAGCAGTGGTTGGCAGATAACGAAATTGCAATTGAGTCTGGCCTCCGTGCTGAACTCACCGAAGAATTCATTGCTGGTCTGCGTAACCTCTTTGCTGAACATTACATTGATGTTCCTGCTGAGAAGGTTGACCTTGTTGATGAGCTTGCTGGTAAAGTTGAAGAACTGGAAAGCAAACTCAATGAGGAAATTGAGCGTGGCATTTCTTACGCTAAAGCTCTCGTAGAATCTCGCAAGAGTGAAATTACCCGTGAAGTTACAGAAGGTCTTACGACTACACAAGCAGAAAAAGTAAAAACGCTCGCAGAGAGTGTTGAATTTTCCACAGAGGAAGAATACAAAGAGAAGCTTGAGACAATTCGTGAGAACTACTTCCCATCTGGCGTTAAAAAAGCCAATGAGACACAACTACACGAAAAGGTAGAAGAAACAGAAGAACAAAAAGCGATTTCTGATCCATTTGTTGCCGCTGTTTCTAAAGCAATTTCTAAAACCAAAATTTAAGTTATAACAAAAATAGGAGACACTTAAATGTATTTGTCCGAAAATCTACAAAAGAAATGGGAAGGTGTTCTGGATCATCCAGACCTGCCAGCTATTGCTGACCCATATCGTAAAGCCGTTACGGCTGTTATCCTTGAGAATCAAGCTCAAGAGATGACCAAAGCTGGTGAAATCCTGCAAGAAACAGGTTCGCCAACTAACTTTGCTGGTACAGGTGGTTTCAGCGGTTCTGCTGCTGCAGCTGGTCCTGTTGCCGGTTTTGACCCAATCCTTATTTCTCTGGTTCGCCGTTCGCTGCCAAACCTCATTGCTTATGATGTTTGCGGTGTTCAGCCAATGACCGGTCCTACAGGTCTCATTTTCGCAATGCGTTCCCGTTATGCATCGCAAGGCGGCACAGAAGCATTCTTCAATGAGTCTAATACTCAGTTTGGTGGTGCTAATACTGCTCTTCAAGCTGCTATTCAAAACCAGTTGACTTCTTTGGCTATTGCTGCTAATACGACAGAGACATTCGTTTCTAACGCTCAAGCTGCTGTTGCTATGACGACCGGTTCTGCTGAAGCTCTTGGTGATGGTGCCTCAGGCAACACATTCCAAGAAATGGCATTCTCTATTGAGAAAGTTACGGTTACTGCAAGGACCCGGGCCCTCAAAGCAGAATACTCCATGGAACTTGCACAAGACCTGAAAGCAGTTCATGGTCTAGATGCAGAAACAGAACTTGCAAACATTCTGTCCACAGAAATTCTTGCTGAAATCAACCGTGAAGTTATTCGTACAATCTACGGTGTTGCTAAATTGGGCGCACAAGTAGGTACGACAACTCGTGGTACATTTGACCTTGACACCGACTCTAACGGTCGCTGGATGGTTGAAAAAGTTAAAGGTCTGGCTTTCCAAATTGAGCGTGAAGCTAATACAATTGCCAAAACGACTCGTAGAGGTAAAGGTAATGTTATGATTTGCTCGTCTGATGTTGCTTCTGCTCTTGCAATGGCTGGCATTCTTGACTATCAATCGGCTCTGCAAGGCCAAGTTAACCTGACAGTTGACGATACAGGCAACACATTTGCTGGTACTCTGTTTGGTCGTATTAAGGTCTATATTGACCCGTACTTCCCAGCAGGTTCAACAAACGAATTCGCAGTTGTTGGATACAAAGGTTCCAACGCATATGACGCAGGTATTTTCTACTGCCCATATGTTCCTCTGCAAATGGTTCGTGCAGTTGATACAGGTACTTTCCAACCTAAGATTGGTTTCAAGACCCGTTACGGTCTAGTTGCTAACCCATTCGCAGAAGGTACAAATCCAGGTCTTGGCGCTTTGACAGCTCAGTCCAACAATTACTATCGTGGTTTTGCAATCAAGAACCTGATGTAATTAAACTAGAGTGTTATATAAGAATAATAATAGACACTCGCTGCAACTTAAAGACCCGCCCTAAAAAGCGGGTCTTTTTTTATTCATAAATAAGCTTATGACTGATATCATAGTAATGTCTGACTTGCTAGATATAAGAGCAAGAAAATTAAAAGAGTTGGAGTTCTATAATCAACAATTAAAAGAACTTCAATTAAAGATGGTATTCATTCAACAAGAAATAACTTTGACCAATCGCATCATTAATATGATTGAGAAAGAACAAGTCATTGATATTGGTTTACACATTAAGAAAACTATATGACGGCACTTAACAGAAATCCTAGTAATCCTAACCCATTACAACCTAATAAGTTTTTATTGACATTTGGTCGTGTACCAAATATGCAATATTTTTGTCAGAATGTTACTGTGCCTGGTATTTCATTGTCTGAAGCAGTTATCACCAATCCATTTGTTGACCTTTATTCTCCAGGCGAAAAAGCCATTTATGATTTATTGAATGTTACTTTTATTATTGATGAAGAATTAAAAGGTTGGTTAGAAATACATGATTGGATTCGTGCGATGACCTTTCCTGTTTCGTTTACAGAATATCAAAAATTGCCTACACTTAACAAATTTCAATCTGCTTCTAGAGATATTAGTAAAAAGTTTCCGCAATTTAGTGATGCCTCATTGACATTATTTTCATCATCAAATACTGAATACTACCGATTTAAATTCTACGAAGTATTCCCAACAACTCTGTCTACCTTCATTATGAATTCCCAAGATGGGCCAGACAACATATTAACTGCCGATGCCACATTTCGGTATAGTTATTATGATGTTGAAAAATTGTTCTAATACCGCTTGACTTTTTAACCAATCTTTGATATACTCCTGTTCAGGAGGCTTATTGTTTATGAAAAATTTGGATGAAATTTTAGAAGAATGGCGGAAAGATTCCGACATTGACCGTACCGAACCAGGTAAGGCATTGTTAGATATACCCAAACTTCACAGTAAATACCTAAACGTATTATCTCAACATCGTATGCTTGCCAAACAAGCAGAATTCAATTATAATAAATGGAAAAAAATTAAGTGGGAGTATTACACAGGTAAGTTAGATGATGATGAACTTCAGAAATACGGATGGGAACCATTTCCATTTGTTATCAAATCCGACTTGTCTACATATTTGGAGAGTGATGAAGATTTAAACAAGTATATGGCAAAAAAAGCCATACACGAAGAAGTTGTTGAGATATGTCAGTCTATTTTAAAAGAGCTAAATAGTAGGACATATCAACTTAGGTCATTTATTGATTGGGAAAAGTTTATACAAGGTGTCTGATTTAATATTACATAAAAAGAATGAAGCGTTTATACAGTTTGAATGTGAAAGAAGTATAGCACAAGAACTGTCAGATTACTTTACATTCTTTGTTCCAGGTTATCAGTTTACTCCTGCTTATAAGAGCCGTGTATGGGATGGTCGCATAAGGCTGGCAGATTTACGCACATTCACCATATATCATGGTCTGATCCCATACATAGAAAAATTTTGTGCCGAAAGAAATTATAGTTTAGAGATAGCCGATGCTATTAAGCTTACACAAGAATTTTCAGGTGTTGAGGCATTAGAGTTCATTAAAGACTTAAATTTGCCACATGAATTGCGTGAGTATCAATGGAAATGTTTTCTACAGGCTGTACGCAATAAACGCCAACTCATTCTATCACCAACCGCATCAGGTAAATCTCTTATCATTTATTTGATTGTTCGTTGGTTACAAGAAGCAGATTTTAAAAGAGGGTTGTTAATTGTTCCTACTACATCATTAGTAGAACAAATGTATAGTGATTTTGCT